CAGTATGATGGTGACATTCTGCTGTTACCGCAGCAATCCTGGGCATTCGCAGTCACATGGCAGACGGGAATCTTGTACATCAACCGCAGAATGGAAAAAGTGCAATGGTCTTCGGCCCAAATATTTACAACGTACCGCTGCTTCCGTTCGAGACAGAATTAATCAAGACGATTGGAATTACAGAAGAAGAGTATCAACTGTTTGCGGCTGAAGTTAGGCGGCGCGGTCGATTAAGACCTACAGAGTATGAGCACATTCCAGATATTGTTTGTGAACCTGCAACGACAACAGCAATCCTAGTAAACCTTGCAATCAGCTTGGTTCTTACCGGCGTTGCATACCTGCTGACGCCAAAGCCTAAGATGCCAGGCGCTCAAAAGAGCAGAGGCGGTAGCGTTGTAGATCTTGGCGATGTCACTGGTGCAAGTCGTTTCACACCATCTCGTGGGTTTGAAACACTAGCTGAACTTGCTAATTACGCAGCACCGATTCCTTTGATTTTTGGGCGTTACGAAAAAAGCCGTGGGGAGGAATCTGGCGGGATGCTTACCACGCCAAAACTTGTTTGGTCTCGGATGTTTAGCCATGGAACGTATCAGCGGGCGAAAATGTTATTTGTCGTAGGAGAACAAGGTTTAAAAAACGGCCTTGATTCCGAGGAATATTCAAACAACCCAAGCGGGCTAACGAAACCAGATCTTCAAGGCATTTTCCTAGGCAATAATGCGCTTGACCCTATATTCGATGATTTTTTTGCTTTTTACTGGAAACCAAATAGTGATTTTAGTATAAGAATAAGCAATGGAGACTTGGTTTACGGCACTGCAGGCGGATCAGCTTCAGGGGATCCTGATGCATCTGGCATTAACCGTAAAGGTGAAGGCAAAGAAGAAGAAGTTTTTCTTTGCCCTACTAAAGACGAGGACAGAGTCTCAGCATTTTGCCACGCGTATTCACCTGCCAATCGCACTGGGTTTGGGACGTATGCTCCCATCGCAAATGGAACCAGCTATAGATTGAACTATAAAATTGTTTCTATCTTTCCGCCGGAAGACGGCAGAGAAGACAAAAGCAAAGAGGTTAAAAGACTTAGGCTTCAGACTTTGTCTCGCATTAAAATTGCTGGTGATCAAAACTTATTTAAAGATGAAAAGAAGGGTTATGGCTCAAAAGGTAGCGGAGCGACAGAATTGTACGACGAGGTCCGCAAACAAAATCAAAGAAGCTTAGGCCGAAATTACAGCCCACGAATGGGAATTGTTAAACTCATAAGAGGAGAAGGTGGTACCGAATATACGACCGATAGCAAGAAGCTGACAAGGACTGACAGTGTATTTGAAGGAGACACAATAATATACAAAATTAGCGCCAGTTCAATATCTGATGATTATTATCATAATGCTAAAGGAAAGGGCGAGAGTGTAGGAGATATAAACGCATCGGTTGAGTCGATGCAATTGGCAGCAGATGATGCAATGCAATTGGGAGAAAAATTTTCAATTGCAGGGTCAACCTGGAAAGTTACCAAGAGATCACAAGTGCGTTTTGACGCAACCGCAAAAAACGCAAAAGGAGGCTCTGCCGACCAAAAAATAACTTTGGAGTGTATTGACACGAGCAGGTCTATTACAAGCAGAATTGGCATAGTCAGCGCAGATTTAGTTGTTAACCCAAGCCATGTGGATCGAGACAACGATGATAGCACTTACGGAGAATACATAGGCGATAGCCAGCCAGGTGGTGTAGACGAAGACGGGGAATCTATTGGCCAACAAGGGGTCGGGGAAGGATTCTTCCCATTAACACGTGTTGAAACTGCAATTGTCACAAACAACAGACCTGCAGTTGTAACAGAAATAGGCATCAAAAGCAACGTTTACCAAAGATTAAATGGTTTGTGTGCTTTTACCGGGCTGCCAGATGCTAAGACCTTAAATGATTACGAAGAAGATAGAGCACAGGTCAATTCTGGAACGATTACATCGTCAATTTTGCGTGCTTCAGTGTTTCGTGTTTTTATAAAAAGAGCAGGAACAGCGGCTGAAAAAAAGAATATTTCACGGCCTCTTCAGTTTAATCAAAAAGAACTTAGCGGAGATATGTATTTTGTAGTACGAGGGTCTCGACCTGTGGCGCAATATAATTTTATACGCATTATTGGCTTTGAATCAACTGAGCTTGAATTTGAATTTGTACCAGCGTCTGGCGCTGAATTAAGGCTTATTTCTGAAACAACCCAAATATTAGAGCTAGCAGCATCGACATCTTTTACGACAACCTATCCGGCAAAAGTTGCAGGGTTAAGTGATGATTTTAAGATTCAAGCTGCCTGCAAGCAGATTGCAAAAGGCGACATAGCAGCAAACAAAGAGTTTTTCCGAGACGCTAGCAAGACCAAGGGCGACGACCCAAAAGATCAAGTTAGCAGCATTGCAAGAGCTAGGGTTTATCCTGATCCAATTCGTCAAAAAGGACTAGAGGAAGGCAACGGGACGCTTGAACGTGTAAGTAATATCGCAAATCTTGATGTAGCAGCTGGAAAAATGGGTGCGTTTGGTTATGACATTCTGGATGATGCTGATGGTTTTAACGTAGGCAAAACAAAAATAGTAAGGACTCAAGAGATCATTGAAAACACCCCATATAGGTGGGTTTCTTTAAAGTGGAAGTTTAGAGTTGCAGAACTGCCGGTCGATCATTTTGCTCGGTCTACTAGCCCAAGTGCAAAGCGTACATGGGTAGTAGACGAAGTAAGCGTTATTAGCAGTGTTGGAATATTTGGTAAAGACGAAATAATTCAAATTAAAAGAGGAGCCCAGTCAACCGAGGCAGGCTCTGCAAAAGCAGACTACGGGAACGACAACCCATTCATAGAGCCTCTAGGCCCGTCAAACAAAATGAGATGGTCAGGCCGTGAGTTTAGAATCACAGCGACTAGAACCATAGATGTTATTGGGGGAAGAAGCCAAGGATACTATTATGAACTGTTTGGATCAGCCAGAAAGGCTGGTGAAGGCGAAACTGAAACCGTTGATATAACGGAAACAGGCGCTAATAACAAATCAATAACGTTTTCTTTAAAAGCAAAAGTAAAGAAGAAGCCAACGGGAGAGGGTGATCCTGATAACTTCACAGGCATACAAAATTTTCTTTGGGAAGTTGTACGAATGAATGTTTCAAGTAGTACAGTAGATTGGGTAGAAGGCGAGGAATTTACGCATACAACAACTATAAGCAGTGATAACCCGTTTCGATCAGTTTATGACGCGTCTGGTGCTGTATATAGGATAGCTGGTTTAGCGATACCTGAAGGAGCAACGCCGACCACATATGACCATCCTGAATCAGCTTTTGCGCAACAAACGCAATATGCTGATATTAGTATGTACCGCGAGTTTGTAGAAAAATCAAACTCCAACGAGCCAGAGCATCAAATTGTTTACGTCAACGAAATTCAAGAAAACAACATTGGCCCTAGAGAAAAGAGCCCAAGTCCTCGGTTTAGTGATCTGACGCTAGCAGGGTTGTCTTTAAAAGCAGGGCGCAGTTTTTCACAATTGGACCAACTTCGTTGCTGGGTAAGCGAAGGGATTCAGGTGGAACGACTACATCCCCAGCTAGCTAGCGCATATGGAGACACCAACCCTGTCGGCGCAAGCAACCTATTTACAGATCTTGTCTACTATCTATTTACCGATCAAGTAGGCGGTGCTGGGGCGTTATTAAGTATGACGCGAGACAACGCTCCTCTGATAGACAAAGACGCTATGGCAAAAACATCAAGATTTTTACGCAGAAACAGATTGTTCTTTAATGGGCCAATAGTTGAACGCACAAACTTACGCCAGTTTGTAATGGATCTTGCCCCTAACTTTTTATGCAACTTTGTTATTTCTGATGGCAAATTTTCGTTAAAACCTGCCGTACCTGCAGCGGCAAATGGGAACATACTTGCAGACAGAGTAGTCACTATTTCTCAACTGTTTACTACTGGAAACATACTAGAGGACACGTACAAGATCGAATATTTAAGGTCAGAAGAACGTCGGCCTTTCAAAGCGATAGTGCGATACAGGCAAGAGCGCCAAAACAAATTGCCTGAAGAAAAGACTGTCTCCGTAAGAGGCTACGGGCCAACATTTGATCTTGGCACTCATCGAAATGTTGATCTTCTGCCCACCGAACAGTTTGATTTAACGCAGTTCTGCACATCTGAACACCATGCAGTATTGGTTGGAAAGTACTTTTTATCATTGCGCAGGTTAGTTACTCATACGATTAGCTTTTCAACAACAGTACATGGTCTCAACCTTAGTGCAGGTTCGTATATCAAAGTAATTACGGAATCAAGCCCATATAGTTCTGCTAACAACGGAACCATCTCAAGTAATGGTGCGGTAACTAGCGTTACGCCTCTTAGAGATAAGTCATACAACGTTGTGTTTTTTAAATCAGGATCGGAAGATGTGCGGTCAGGCGTGATGCAAGTATCCAATGGGTTTGTGCGAGATTCAAAGTTTCATGATTCAGTGTTTACGATAACCACTAGAAAAGAATCTCAAAATGTTTATGTTGTAGAGCAGCTTACGTTTTCACAAGAGGGCACTGTTGACATTGTGGCTTCAGAGCATCCTTGCAACAAAGATGGCACCAGCAAGCTTGCAGGCTTATTGTCAGAAGACGGTGCTAGCAACTTTGAGGTTTTTGATTAATGGATTACCCATCGTTGGTTCCAACTAGCCGATCTTTTGACGCAGGCAGTTACCCTATCAAATCTTTTAAAGCTCAAAATGGAGCAGAAGCTCGCATCCTGTATGGCAGCAGACGCACTAATATGAAGCTGTCATTAAGCTATGTAAACGTTGCTGATGCAAACGCTGAATTGTTTCTTGATCATTATGACAAAATGAAAGGAACGTTCACTACGTTTACTTTTCCAAGAGGAGCCAAAGCAGGCTGGGAAGGTGACAAAGACGCAATTGGGTCAATAGCTCATGGAAATGCTTACCGCTACGAAAGCCCGCCCCAAGTAACGCAGGTGCGTCCTGGCATCAGCACTGTTACAGTGAATCTGATTGGCGTCATTGACGTCATTGACGTAAGCGACCTCAACTGATGGCAAAGGTCTACACCGGCAGAGATG